TGGTTCATATCCTGTTAATTTTTTCATAGTTAACATTTCTGATTCTGTTTTAAGTCCTAACATATCAAATTTTACACAGTTAATATGTTCCAAATCATCCTTGTCATAGCAACTACTTAATGCCCCTGTTTTTCTGTCTCGCATTATTATACATGTATAATCAGATATGTCTGTACCAACTACTGCCACACCTGCCGCATGTTTTCCCAAGAATCTGACTTTACCATACATCTTACAGAAATGTTTTATAATGTTATCATATGTATCATTATACTCTATTGTTTTATATCCGTCAAGTAATGCTTTCAAATTTAGTTCATCATCGAACACGAATGTCCGAATATATGACTTTATCTCTGCAACTGTCTTTTTGTTTTCATTTCTTTCATAGTCATCTACTTCTTTTGTTGTTCTCAAACCACACACACCTGCAAGGTCATTAACTAGGTTATCTATTCCATATTTACCATATGAGCATATTTGTATAGCCTTACCTTTGTATTTATTGATTACATGGTCTATAACTTCCTGTCTACGGCTTGTCTCAAAATCTATATCTATATCTGGAAGTTGCTTCTTTTCCTTACGCATAAAACGACTAAAATCAAGATTGTATTTAATGCTGTCGACATCTGTGATTCCTATTGCATATGCTACCTCACAGTTGCACACAGAACCACGACCACCGCCAACTGCAATGCCTTTGTTTCTCGCCCAGTCTGCATATTCTCTTACGATTAAGAAATAGTCTGCAAATCCGTGGTAATTAATAACATCAAGTTCATATTTACATCTGTCTATGTACTTTTTGTTATATTTTCTTTTTTCTTTCAGTCCTTTTATAACAAGTTTCTGCAACTCTTTTTTACTGGACGCCAGACCTAAATCTGGTAATTCAAGTTCCAATCCATCAAGTATATTGTCTTCTACTTTGTCATATATCTGTTTCATATTATCCACAAACATTTCTGCAACCTGTATCGGATTCTTGAACTTGTTTTTATACATCTTTGCAAAACGTTCTACGATATCATATTCACTTGGCATATATCGTTCACCATATGTATTTTTTACATCCAATGTTGTTCTGCCAACTTCATGCATTTTGCAATATGTGTCAAAATCTTCTTTTCTTCCAAAATGACTATCAGATGTTAATATACATTTTATTTTACGTTCCCTTGCAAGATGCATTAATGTATAATCTGTCCGTTCTTGTGTATGTTTCTTATCAATCTTGTATGGCTGTACCTCCACATACAAATCTTTTCCAAAAATCTCTTTGAATTTGTCTAATAACTTTCCTGCTGTTTTTCTGTTCCCATTTATAATAGCCTGTGACGTTGCAGACGCTATACATGCAGTTGTGCATATAAGTCCATCAGAATACTTTTTTAATAACTTAAAATCTACTATTGGCTTATAATAGAATTGTTCTGTGTTCGCTTTTGTCATTATGTGACATAAATTTTTATATCCCTGTAAATTCTTAACAAACAAGTTTAAATGGTAAGATTTCCTTTGCGGATTTTCCTTGTTAAACTTTGGTTGAAAATATATTTCACAACCCATTATCGGTTTTATTCCGACTTCATTACAAGCTTGATAATGTTTGATTAATCCACTGATTGAACCATGATTGCTAATTCCTAACGCTTTATATCCTAATTCTTTTGCAATCACAGCTAATTGTTCTGGTTTTCCAAATCCATCAAACAAACTATATTCATCGTGCCGATGTAAATCGAAAAAGTTTCCCATATTCAATTTTCCCTTCTTTCACTGTTCTCTTAATTCTCTTATATTATAACAAAAGGGTTGAACTATGTCAACCCCTATTTGAAACTTTATTCTATTCCTAATTCTTTTTTAATTCTTGCAATATCTTTTTCAACCGCTTTAAGTTCCTTGTCAAATGCAGTATTCATGTTCCCTGTAATTCGATACATTTCTCTGCGGATGTCCTGCATTTCATTCCGCATACTCATATCAACCATTGCTTTTTCGGTTGCTTTCTTCTTCGCTTTTTTAATCCGTCTTTCAAATTCTTTTCTTGTAATGAACATTGTTTAATCCTCCCATTCATCTTCTTCGTCTTCATCCCAATCATCAGAATCATTTTCTTCTTCGTCATATTCTTCTAACAGGTCGATATAATATTCTTTTGTTTTCTTCGGCTTACACTTTATATCACGCTCTTTGCAAAGTTTGTAAAGCTCCTGCGGCTTCATGCTTTCATAATCATTTTCCTGTTCTTCTTCGTCTTCCCATTCGTCCTCCTCTTCCTCTGGTTCATTCATTGGAACTTTTGTTTTACTCTTTCCTTTTTTCTTTTTGTTTCTTGGCTTTTCATCTTCCTCTTCTAAGTCCTCAGAATTATCAGCCGGATAAGCTTTGTCAATGCATTTAAGGATAGCTTCATCAGACATTGCATGAATCTTTGTATTTCTGAATTTCTTTTTATCCAATGCAATCACACTGAATGATTTACCCTGTCCAGAGCCGTTCTGCTTGATTTCATAATCCCTGTCAGTAAGTGTTCCATATGCTTCATACAGACTTGCAAGTGTAGCAACTGGGGAACACTGGTTAACTGCAAACATTAATAATTTAACTTCTTTGCTTTCATAATCATATACAGACCATACGAACATAGAACGTGTTCTGAGATTTTCATCTTCGCAATATTCACACTCACGTCCAAATTCTTCTTGGCATGGTACATTCACACCTAGTGCAAAACTATCATGGAACTTTACTTCCAATCCATCTTCCATGTCGGACAAAAATCTTACACGTACTTTTGTTCCTTCTTTGAAAAACATAAACTTTCCTTTGCTACTTCCACTTTTTGCAATTGCTGACTTAATGTTACCTAATGTAATCTTTCCCATTGTTTATTGTTCTCCTTTACTATTGTTTAAAAATGTGTGTACTAAAATTTGTGAACTTAATAGCACTAAAATCTAATGGATTTAAAATATATCCACCAAATTCTATCCAACCTCTGAAACCTCTGTCTGTTACCGACCTCTTATAAGTACCAACAATATTGTCTATTTTATCTTTTGTTCTGTTAGAAACATCGACACTCAATAGATTAAGAATTTCTTTGTCGAATTTTTCTTTATTTTTGTTTCTGTCAAATCCTATAATGCTTTCATATCTGTTACACAAACTTTCATACTCTTCACTATCTTCATTATACTCCACGCCGATTTCATTGTCAACTGTTAATTTTTCTCCGCTTGTCTTTTGTATGAACTCTGCTGTCATTTTGCATTTTACTCCTAGTTGCATTTTTCACACTCCTTTCTATAAGCTTTATTTGCCGTTTTAAAGCTTCTTCTGACATCTCACCAGTATCTTTTACACCTTCTGGATATGGAAAGCGTATAACCTCAAAAAAACGCTTTAAATACTCTGTTCCTTTATTCCCTTTATCATCATTGTCCAGTGCACTTACCACTGTTGTCACACCTTTGTCTTTTAACTTTTTTGTTTGTTCATCTGATATGTGCCATCCTAACAATGCACAACAATTTTTAACATGACCTCTTGTTCTAAGACTTAAATAGTCCATGAATCCTTCACATAGGAACACTACGCTGTTCTCTGCATAGTTTCCACACAAAGTATCACGCTTTCTGAATCCATCATTGTATAGATACTTTCGTTTCTTTTCTGTCCATTTGTTTGTTGTTCTTCCAACCCATCCTTTAAATTCCCCATTATCTAATATTGGAAAAACAAACGGGTATGCTATATTATAGTTCACTCTGCAATCTGCAATGTTTAAAGCTCTTTTTGTAAAACCTCTATCTTGCATATATTCTAATGTCCTTCGTTCATCATCTGTTTTTATGTTGTTCCAATCTACCGACCGTAATCCATAAAAGTAATCAGATGCTTCTATCAATGCCTGCTTGTTACTCTGTCTTCTTTTCTTTCTGTAATGCACATTCAGTTCTTTTACTTCCTTGCTCCTTACTATCTTTTCTAACAAGATACAAGCCTGTAAATCATTCAATTCTGGATTTGCAAGTTTTACAAATGTTAACACATCACCTGTCAATCCGCAACCAAAACAGATGAAAGAATTTTCTTCGAGATTAATTCTCATTGACGGATTAATATCATCGTGGAACGGACAAATTATATTGAATGTTGACGTCTGTATTTCTCCAACCAAATTGTAATACATCAGAACTTTTGCAAAGTCTTTACCGCTATATTTTCTTGTCATTGTATCACTCTACTGTTCATCAATCTCCCTTAATGTTATATAAGGTTCGCTACATTCTACATTGTAACATCCTGCTATATCTTCTTTTGTAATCTCTCCTACTTCATACAGATTATTGATTTTTTCATCCTGCACTTCTTCTGTAACTGTAATATACTTTTTGAACTTCTTTGCATCAACTCCACAAGCTTTCAGATATTTAACAAGTCCATCCATATCACTTATTGTATATGTTTTGCTTACAACTTTTTTAAATACTTTCTTGTCGAGTTTCTTTTTCAGTTTATCAACATTCCATATGATTTTCTTTTTTCTGATTTTGTTCACCCTCAGATTTACAGGGTTTTCATAAAACTCAACCCCATCTTTCAATCTGATTTCGAATGAACTTTCATTTTTAGGAAGGTTGCTAAACATATAATTGCTGATTGCAAGCTGTTCTTTTTTCCGAACCTCATTGTAATACTTCTCAGCTTTTTCTTTTGTTCTTTTCGCAAGTAATAATCTTGCAACTGATTCTTTAATTAATGCTGTTGAATCTTTCATTGATTAAGTCCTTCCCTTTCTCTGTTCTCTGTTTTACAAGAAACTTTTTGATATCCCAAGGATACGAACATTCTCTGCCTTTTCCTCTGATGTACAATAACTGTTCAAATCCGAGTTCAAGTTCTGTTCCTAACAATGTTGAAACTCTTACAAGTTCTTTCTTTCTATTAATACCTACAACTTTTGCTGTTCTAAGCTTTTTATAAATATTACCATCCGCCGCTTCTACATAATGGATGAATGCTACAAAACAACCAACTTCTAACTCATTGTCATAAATCTCCTGTTTTTTGCGTTTCCCATACTTTCTTTCAAACTGTTCAATTGTTTCTGCAAAACGAATAAAACCAATCTCATTTGTTTCTTCCTGCTTCTGTTCTTTTACAGGTTCTTCTTTTACTTCTTCATGTTTTAATACAGGTTCATCCCAAACCTCATTATCATCTGCGGCTTCTTCAATCTTTTTGTTGATGTCTTCTTGTTCATCTTCCGACTGTAATAATCTTTCGATTAATTCAGACTTTGTGAACTTATGTCCTTTGCTTTCAAGTTTAAGTCCTCTTTCTCTGGACATCTGTTTTAATTCTGCTACTTTCTTTGTTTCAAGTTCTGCTTTCTTCATCTTTGTTTCTCCTTTTTGTTTGCTTTGTTTTATTACACTATTATATTAACATATATGATTTTGTTTGTCAACTACCAATTTAAAATATTTAAAATAAATCCGCAAAAGATAACGCCTGCAATTGGTACTAAAATTGGTGCTGTTGATTTTAAGAAATTTACTACTTTCATTTTCTATACCTCCAAGAATTTCTTTGTAACATATCTTCTTATAAGATGCATTTCATCATCACTTATATTACCAGTTTCGTGCATACAATCAATATAACCATAACATTCTGCCTGCGCTTCTAATATTGATATTGCTTGCGCTCTGCACTCTTTTATTTTACCTTGTAAATACTGTTCTATTGTTTTCATTTATTTCTCCTTTTCATAATATCCATATAAGCAACACTGTCCACTATCCCATGTATCATAATATATTCCATCTACTACAGAAACGACATGATTTGCAACATTTAAAAAGAATGTTCCTGCTTTATGTTCTTTTGCAAAGCTTTCAACTGTAGGTCTTTTTGAACCTTTCTTGTTGCTAATGCCATGATATTCAAAACCATTATCTTTCAAATATCTTTCATAACATGTTTTATTGTTTGGCATACATTGTATTTCAATCGCATATGTAATGAGTTCATTAAATACTTCCAACCATGTTTTGTTCATTACTTTTGTCAGTGCTCTTACTACGCAATCTCCATAATTGTCTTTTATGTCTTTCTTGTTTGGCTGATAATACTTGTATCTTTTCATTGTTATCTCTCCTTCACATTTGTTTTGTTTACTTGTTTTCTATGGTTTAATTATACTACTAACATTTTTATTTGTCAATAGTATAATTGAAATTCGTTTTTTATGCTATTTCTACGGATTCCATAAAGCTTCTTAAAATTTGCTTTTGTTCTTCATCTGTTAAAAGTTCCATATCCCAAAAGGCTCTTACATATCCGTTAAAATGCGATACATAACTGTTTTTATACTCTGCAAACTCTTCACAAGAAATTAATCCTTGTTTATATTGCTCATATCTATGACTAATCCTTTTGAGCATAAATGTTTCTCTTTCTCTAATTTTCTGTAATGCTAATGTTTTCATGTTTTGTTCTCCTTCTTGAATTGTTTTCTTTCTTGTTTCTAAAACTATATTAACATATGTTTTATTTGTTGTCAACATCAATTTCATAATTTTCTAAAAAGAAATTAATTGTTCTCATTACATCACTGTTTTTTGAATAATCTGTTTCAATTGCTTCTGTTTTCAAATCAATATATCCAAGTGTTCTATGTTTATAATCATTAACATAAATTCTTTCATACACTCCTTTGCTCCAATACTTGAAAACATAATAATTACTTTCATCATCTTTATCTGTTCCACACCACGGATTTGTATTTCCATCTCTATCAATTACTGCTACCTTTTCGAATCCTGTAAATTTCTTCATTTTTTGTTCTCCTTCCAAAATGTTTGCTTTGTTCTTTACAAGTATTATTATATACCTTGTTCTATTGTTTGTCAATACCTATTTCCAAGCTTCTTGAAAAACTATTGCTATCATTAACAGATAACATAAGATAATTGCAACATAATATTTCATCATTCATTTCCTTTCTGTTTATCTACAAATACACGCTTTCCATATTCACCAGAAACATAAATCTTGCACCAACAAATATTTTTATATCCTGCATCATTTCTTAACAACTCTTTTAAGCACATATCTCTTTCTTTTGCTGACTTTACATTAAATGTGTCTTTGTAGCCTTGTACCTCAAAATAAATTTCATACTTCATATTCATTTCTCCTTCACTTCTGTGTTTGTTTTCTTTATCTTGATTTAATTATACATCAAAGGGTTGAACTTGTCAACCCCTTTTTAATATTTTTTTATGCAATACAAACTCTACTAACTGATTCTTTTATAACCTGTGAACCATATTTTGTTCTAATATCTGCCATTGTTGTTTTACCATAACTTCTTGTTACTTCTTCTGGATTATGCCAATACCACATTTTCTTTTTACTCGCCCATCTAAAACCATTTTGTTTTAGTTCTGCTTTGCAACCATATGTGTTACCACTTACCCAAATCCAAGAACCACAAATCTCTATGTCAATGTTAAGATTGATTATGTTGTTGATAACATTTCTTAACATTTCATCCTCTTCCATATTGTATTTCTTTTTGTTTTCTGTTGTATCACTGTTTTTAAGAACTTTAAAAAGCTGTTCATATTCAACATTTATTGTTTTGATTGCTTCAACAGAACCACCATTGTCTGGATGATTTTCTTTTACAAGCCTTTTGTATTCTTTTCTAAGTTCTTCCAATGTTTTGATGTTTTTAAAATATTTCATATTTAACTCCTTCATTTACTGTTTTCCTTTGTTCTGATTATATTATAACACATACAAAATAAATGTCAATACATTTTTATAAATTTCTTTAAATAAAAAAATAGACCTATATACTATATAAATATTATATATAATATATAAGCCTATTATTTTCTACTTGCGTTTGTTCTGTTCTTTTAACTTTCGGACTTCTCCGTCTGTACCAACATCTACAGATTTTGTTTCTGTTGTTTGTTCGGTTGTAACATAGTCATATTGACTTTCATATCAAACGAAACCACAATAGCCTACAACCGCTTCAAGAAACATTAATACTATAAGCAACACTATTATTTTGTCCTTAACTTTGTTAGACCTTGTGTATTCTTTCTGTGTGTCAATCAATAATTCCTGTAATTCATTTTCTTCCATTTTTACCACCTACATTACAGAATCTTTGTAGATTCCTTTATCTCTTACACTACTTGTTCCTAACTTATATTCTCCGTTTTCACGTCTGTACATCATTGCAGGTTCATACACTCCATTTCTTCTTACATAACAATTAGACTGCAATCCAAACATTGCATACAAAGTCATGTCTTCCTCTATCTCTTCGTCTCCTTCTATAATCATTCCATTTCCATCATACCTTGTATTCCAATTTATGAACTTATAATTCTTTTTCTTTGCTGTTGGCATTTTCCCAATGCTATTAATTGTTTCATGATATCCGACTTTCATTACATAAGCGTCTTTGTACTCTTTTCCATCATGAATAACTGCATCTGCACCAACAGAAGAAAATGTAATAGTATATTGTACCTTCTCCCAAACAGCATATAATGTTACATTTTCATCTGCACTGTATGAACCGCCTGCATAATATTGTGGTTTTGTTGCATTTTTGTTTGTACTCCATCCAAGAAAAACATATCCATTTCTCTTTGGTACTGTGCTACTAAGCGTTAACACATATCCATATGTTTTTGTCTGGCTGTTCGGTGCACCAGTACCACCATTCGCATTATATTTTACTGTATGTGTTGGTCTAGGTGCTGTCCAACTCGCACTAGCGTTCGAACGTCTTGTTACATTAGACGATATATATTGTGAATATCCTGTCTGCGTGACTGTCTTTCCATATCCAATAACTCCAACATACACAAGTCCAGATGCCCCATAATTACCTGCACCACCAACAGATACCGAACCACCCCAACTTTTAGAAATTATTGTTCCGTTAAAATTTCCTCCTTTGCACCCATATTCTATGTCCATTTTTACCATTGTCTTCTGAGTATATCTCTACTACTGTACGGAAACTTGAATTTGCTGTTCCTGCCGTATTTCCATATGCTCTCGCTCTAAGTATAGCCATGTTTTCACCTACTCTTCTGCAAACTTAATATAGATGTCTCCATCTTTACCAATACTATTGTCTGGGTCTCCTGTTCCACTTCTAATCGTTGGTAAATCATCTAATTGTTTTTGTAACTTCGCCGCTACATCACCATCTAACTTGTTCTTAATTGATTCAAACCATGTATCGAACTGCCCTTCCAACTGGCTATATGCTTTTCCAAAATCAAGCTGTTGTATAAGTGCCGCTACAATTCCGCAATATTCCATGTTTAGTCTTGTATCTGTTATGTCTCCTTCTGTTATTGTCGTTGCTCCTACCTTGTTTGAAATTATCGCTAATACAAGTTCATGTATATTCGTTGTGAATATAGGGTACACACTCGACACAAACTCTCTAGCTTTCACAGTAATTTCTCGATTTGTTTTATTAAGTTCCGCAACAATAACTGTATTCGATGAACCTGTTCCAGAATTTACATTTAATTGTATCGTCTTGTCTTCATCCAGTGTATACCAATACCCATCAATAAACGCTTTACCAGTTTTTACTTTAACACTTAATCCCTTATTTGGTATTACTTTTAACTGGTCTGACGTTTTTGCATATACACCATTGCCAATAAAATTTGAAAAATAATCCGCAAAATCCGAAGCATCATATGTCCTGTCATATGAACCATTTGCCTGTTTGTTTGCGTTATAGAATCCACTTCTTTCTGCCATATCTGCATCTCCTTTATTTTCTATAGTTATTATACTATATCTTTTTATTCATGTCAAGAATAATTTTAGTCTACTTGAAAGCTATCTCCTAAACACACTACAACTCTATAATTTATTCTCGTTTTTGTTGCTGTTTTTATATCTCTGTCAAATACTGCATACCAACTGTTTTTTTGATATGTTACACCATCTATATGTACTGGGTTTGCTAATCCATCCCCATTTGCAACTGTTACTATATACCTTGTGCTGTCAGTGCCGGATTCTATTCCGAATCTTTTTTTAAATTGCTCTCTCAGCCAATCCAATCCAAAAATTTTTTGTGACGAACCAGAAACATTTGTAACATAAGTTCCAGAAAAACTATAATCTCTTGCCGTATTCCTTGTCGCATCATTTAGATACTTTATGTTTGCTTCAATTTGTTCCAACTTCTTAAATCCATCTTTTATTTGCACAACTGTATCTTTTTTTATTTTCCCATATTGCAGTGTAACATCTACTATTCTTTTCGAATCTTGTTCTGTAACTATAGCCGCTATTATTTGTGCATCTATAATTATGCCGAGTTCATCATCTTTTATCGTAACCCAATCGCCCTTATCAAAATCTTTTCTATATTCAAGATTTCTTACAGTTACCGTAGATTCATATGCATGTGAAACATTATTTTCTTTTGCTTTTTCATTTGCTCTATTTTTTATATTTGTTTCATATTGTTCTTGCGTTAATTTATTTCCGTCTGCATCTTCACTTTGTAAATCTCTTGCATCTATCCATAATTCAGAACGATTCCAACCAATTTGTTCGCCTATCGCATTTTCTTGATTTATCTTTAGCTCATACCACTTTCTGTCAGTTCCTTCTCCCTCTCCTGCTACATATGCAACATTCTTGTAAGATTCGCTATCTTTTGTATATGCTGTTCTGCTTATATTACTTAATGATTGCGAAAAAATAATTGCTTCGTTTCCTTCTTTGTTTTTTACTCGCCTATCTGTACCAGAAGATAACATTAATGTCCAGAATTTAACATTTGTTTCTATGTCTAATCTGTCTGAATATACAGAAGTTAATTTTGGGTAGAAAAATAACCCTAAATCATCCAACTCCATAGTTTCCTGTATTTCATCCCATAGATAGCCACCTGTAACCTGTTTTTTTACCGCACTAAGTTCTTTACTTTCTGACACATCATCAGTTACAACATTCATGTAAATGTATCTACTACTATCTATATTGTCCAAATCAAAACACATTTGCAACAATGTTACTATGTAGTCTACACTGCTACCTGTAAAATCTACAATAGAATTAATTACTCTTTGTGTCAACAAAACTGGTGCTAATCTTCCAACTATAGTTATTGTCTTATCATATTCACTGTCACTGTCTTTTACTACTTTTTCAACCTTTCCGACTGTAAATTCATCAAACAAAATGTAATACTGTTCTTTTTTATCGAATAAATAATTGTTTTCTTTTACCAATTGCGCTAATACTTTAAAAGTTCCGATTTCTCGGAACTTGTCTTCATACTGTGCGAATGTGTATTTTTTAAGTGTATCAATAATTTTAAAATTACTGTTCATTACTCTTAGCATATCACATACCCTTTATATTATAATACCTTTCTGTATACTCTATATACATCTCCAGATTGTTTTTGTATTGTTCATCCACTTCATACGAATAATAGTATGTACCTTTTTTAATGTCAAAAAGTGTGCTTTCAACATTCATATTTGCAATTATAGACTTGTTCTCACCTGTACTAGAATCATGCAATATCATGCTTTCTTCTCCGACTTCTGTGTTAATGGTAATATAATCTCCATCGTCCAAATCTAGGTCATAAAACGAAATATACTCGCCTGTGTTCACATTATACACTTTTGGCGTTCTAACTATTCCTCCACTTGCTTTTATTACTATCTTACATCCGACATCAACATCACCATTATTATTGCAAGCTACACTTTGTCTTTTCATTATTTCGCCAAATACTACATGTTCATCTGTTTTATCACTTGTTAGAACTAATGGAAAATGGAACATTCCATCCACATGTGACAAATTAATATGTTTTTGCTCTTTGTAAAATAATGGATTATAACATTCAAACTCAAGCGTGAACAAACAACAAACCTCATTGTTTTCTGTTTCATCCGTACTATATTTTGGTGGTTGTGTTGGTCTTGCTAGAATATGATAATCACCTACTGTTATCAAAATATCTTGATATATAGATATTACACTGTCAAGATATAGTTTATTTTCCTGTATTTCTTTTTCTTGTACACTCAAATATTCTTCCCATGTTGTTCCACTTGGATTTATGTTTGCTGTATTTGCAACAACATATCCTACTAACGAAGGCTTTCTTGTACCAACTGTCATCCCTTCCAATGTTTTACCAATCTGAAATGGAACTCTATATGTTTCTTGTTCAATTGTTGGCATATCCCAGTCAATAGAATCTAATACAAATTTTCCATTTCCACCTTTGTTTAGTTCTATCTCTTCTTGTGTTTCAATGTTCATCAATGTTATAGAATTTATCAAAATTTCACCTCCTACACACCGAACAACAATTCTCTTTTTGCTTTTTTCTGCTGTCTTGCATACTCATAAGGGTCTGGCTGTGTATTATAGAAAATGAATGTATCTCCATTACCTCTTGCATTTCCTTCGCCTTTATTATACCTTACATTTTCCTGTTTTGTCAACACCCTTTCACCTTTGTGCAATTCTGCTACATATCCATTATAAGGAACATAATCCAAACCGTTTGCATTGTGACCACTAACAGCTTGTTTAGCGGCTTTTCTATTGTAGCTTTTATCTTTACTCCAATACTTCTTCCTGCAAAATAACTTTGCATAGCTGAAAATGCACTACTAGCTTCTGTTCTTGCACTCGTTGTAGTGCTACTATCTACATTCGGAGATTTCAACTTTTTTTTCATTTTACTCTGCATTTCACTATGTCCTGCACTACCAACTTTTCCAGATTCAGTTTTTACTTTACCTGTGTTCCCCTGTATTCCATTTGCTACATTGTCATCAACTTTAATACCTAGGTCTCTCATTTGTTGCAAAACGGCAGGTCTTTGTGAAGCTTCTCCATTCTGTAATTGCATCAACAACTGTACTGCTTGCTGTTGAACTGAAGGTTTCATTCCTGCTAACTGTGTTACTAAACTTTTTGGAACATCTATTCCTAATTGTTTAAAAAGTGTTGTCAATTCTCCTTTTTTAATACTAACACCATTTGCCATATTTGTCAATATATTCATTGTAGTTTGTTGAACTGTATCACTTTTACTTGCAAGACTATCTATCAAAGATTGCGGTGCTTCGATTCCTACCTGTTGGAATTTTGTTTTTAGTGTGTTTTTGTCCTGTTCCAATTTTGCTTCTAGCTCTTTGTTTGCTTGGTCTGATAACGCTTTTATTTGTGCAACTGATTCCTCAGTAACACCTGTTGCACCATCAGCTAATGCTTGTTTCATTTGTTCATATTTTTCATTCAACGTTTGTGCTTGTTCTTCAAGACTTGCTCTAGTGGCTGTGTTTGCTGTCTGAAAACTATACTGTATTTTTAATAGCGCATCACTTATTTTTTGTGCATCACCTTCAATCAATGCACTTGATAACCCTTCATAGTTTGCTACTGTTTGGTTATATCCTTCCATTGCTTCTCTGCTATCATCCACTGCTTTTGTTTGCTGATTTAATTTATCCTTTAATCCTTCAACTTTTCCCTGCGCTTCTAACATTGTATTATAATAAGGATTTGCTTTACCAGTTCCAAGTTCCAGTGAACCTGTATAATCATCTACTGCTTTTTTTGCTTCTTGTTCTGCTTTCTTTAGCCTTTGCTTTGTTGTTTCTACTTTTCCAAGATTTTGATTGTACAAAAGTACTGCTTCTGACTGCTTTTGTATTGCTTCACTGTACTGTTCCTGCATTGCGCTTTGTATTGCTTCTGCTCTTTTCTTTTCAATTACCTGTTGCATCGTATTTTTTAGCTTATCGTATCCCTGTATCTGTCCATTTACTATGCTTATTTCTTTTCCTAACGAATCTGAAAGCTCGCCTGCGATAAACTGGGCATATGCTTCTTTCCCTGCTAATACTCTACCATTTGCATCTACTGTACCTTGTAACTTTTCCCATAATGTTTGTTGTGCTGTGCTTTCATCATTTGCACTCTTTATTGCATCTAATTTAGATTTGTTAGATTCATCATAAGCCTGTTTTAATTCTTTTGTTCTGTCTATTAGCATTTGTTCTTCCTCAGACATTTTACTGCCTGCTTTTTTATAATTTTCCATTTCTCTTGTGTTTGCTATTAATGCAACTGTAAGAGCCGCTACACCAATTACTGCCGCTCCTGCCGGATTTGTAATGAAACTCATAATTCCTGTTCCAATACTGGAAAGTGAACTAAACCATGTTCCTGTTGCAAGTGCGGCTGACGTTGCTCCACTCCTATACAATCCTATAGCTTGTACAAGCAAACTTGCCTGTGCATTAAAATTAACAACACCTTTTCCAAGTTTCAAAAATTCACCTAGCAATTTTCCACCTGCTAATGTTGCCAAAGGTATCACTGTTGCCATTTTTCCAATGTTCACTACATTTGTTTTTTCTGCATCAGACATATCATTGAACTTTTTGACAAGGTTTGTTCCAGTGTCGACAAACTTTCTAACCTCTGGTGTTAGCTTCTTTCCGATAGATATTGCGGCAGATTCAACTGTACTCTTAAATATTGTAAATGAGCCTTTCAGATTGTCTTGCATTGTTTTAGCCATTCTTTCTGACGCTCCATCAGCATTATTTATGCTGTCTGTTAAATTTTTAAAATCAGCATCCGAAGAATTAACTATAGCCAACAATCCAGACATTCCCTCTTGACCTGCTAATGTTGCCGCAAGGTTCGCCTTTTGCGCTTCTGACAGACCACTAAATCTATCACGCATTTCAGACATTAATGTACTAAGTGGTTTCATGTTACCATTCGCATCTGTTAATGTTATGTTGTATTTTTCCATTGCCGCCGCTACTGTGTCCGTTGGTTTTGCAAGTCTCGTAAACAATGAACGTAAAGCTGTTCCTGCCTGTGACGCTTTAATACCACTGTTAGCCATAAGACCTATTGCGACTGCACAATCTTCCGCACTATATCCTAACGCTCCTGCCACTGGTGCAACATACTTGAATGTTTCTCCCATAAGTCCTACATTCGTGTTAGAACGTGAACTTGCTTGCGCTAGTATATCCGCAAAATGAGAACTGTCTTTTGCACTTAATCCAAACGCTGTCAATGCATCCGTAACAATATCTGATGTTGTTGCAAGGTCTTCTCCCGATGCCGCCGCAAGGTTCATAACACCAGATATACCGGACAACATATCATTTGTGTCCCAACCAGCCATTGCCATGTACTTAAATGCAGAAGCGGCTTCTGTGGCTGAGTATTTCGTTTTTGCTCCCATCTGTATAGCTTTTGTTTCTAGCTGTTTAAACTCTGTTCCTGTTGCTCCAGAAATAGCTTTTACTTCGGACATACCTGCGTCAAAATCTGCTGTTGTTTTAAGTGCCGCCGCACCAATTGTTAGAAGTGGTACAGATACACTTTTTGTCAGAACAGAACCAGTTGCAACCATAGCATTTGACAGTCCTGTTAAACGTGTAGATATACTTGCAGAACTGTTATTGAACTGTTGCAAATCATTTCTAGCAGACGCAAAACCTTTTGTGAATTTTGATGTATCTAGTTCCAAATATGCAACTGCTGTTCCCATATTTATTGCCATTTTATTTTACCTCCTTTCTATTCAAACTGTTTATAAAACTCTTCAAAACTACTGTATTCTTTTTTTTCTAATTTCTGTTTGTATATTGGCTTTTCTCCATTTTCCATCATAAGCCTAATATAACTACACGCTTCGTTAAAACAAAAGGCAGTATAACTGTCCTTTATTCCAAGTATCTGACTTGGTAAACAATTATACTGCCTTGCAATACCGAGGACGCTTTCTATTTTTTTACTCTTCACGAAAAAACTTTAAGTTTTCCACACCTCTGTTTACATACTCATAAATCTCTAACAACTGTACGAATGTAAGTTTCATACCTGCTTTTTCAATCTCTTCAAAACTCGGCTCTACAAGTGTTGCTTTTGCAATAATTTCTAACACTTTCTTTCTTTCAGCCGATTCCTTAAACACTTTGTCTGGATTTTTGTTTTCCTGTTTTTGTTCTTGTTCACCAGAATTAAACAATTCATAAGCTACACCAAGTAATTCATTCGGAAACTCTGTTGTAACAATGTCTATAAGGTCTGGTCTTTTTAATCTCGCTACAAAAGGTTGTGATTCTGAAAATGGTGTTAATTCCATAACAACACCACTCGAGTACTTTGTAAGTTCTTCAAAAGTTGTAACTTTATTGTTTTCCATTTTTATTGTCCTCTTTTCTTTTTATATGTTTATTTTACCGAAATTCCTGTTTCTTCTGTTCCGCTAGAATACGCCACAGGCATTCCATTTTCTACACTCTGTGCAACTGTTGCTGAGCTAAAATCTGGTAACTCATTAACGTAAGTTCTCTTATAAGGTGCTTCTCCTGTTTTTGGTGCACTGTTAATAGTATACTCAGATACACGGAATACATCATCTTCCATAGATTCTGTAAACGGTGTTCCTTGGCAGTTCGGATATGTTGTTTTTTCATATCTAACAATCTGTCCACTTGCATCATACTGCGCTGAATATGCGTCAAGTTCAAATACTTCTCCCTTATCATCACTGCCAGAAACTGGTGGCGTATATGTAAAGTCATCTGTTTCAAGACTTCCAGATATTTCTCCACCCTGTAAAATCTTTGCCAGTGTCGGACTAAATACATTATCAGTCAATGTTAACTGATGTCCTGTAATTACAGTTCTCTGTGGCTTCTGAGCAATAATCCTATTAAGTTTTACAAGCTTTATTGCATCTGTTGTTTCTGTTTGTGGTTCAACCCCAAGCTTATTAGAAGTGTCCACGGCATACTCTACATAATTTCCGCTTGTACCAGTTCTAATAACTATAAGCGAAACATCTATAGTTGGAATAGCTTCTAATTTCTTTTTTGTATCTGCCATTTTATGTTTCCTCCTTACCACTTATTACTTGTTTCGATTTTGCGGCAACCTTGGTACTGAAAAGATACCATGTGCCCTTTCACTGTTTCATCGTAAAAACTGTCTGTTTCATTGCCTAGATACATAACTGTTGGATATACATTTTTCATATGCTTTTTAATTCCCAACGCATAATCTTCTAATTCTGAATAATTATGTTTAGGAACATAACACATTATTGTATATATCGGTCTTTCTGCGGACACGTTATACTCAGTTGTCGCACCGCCTTTTTTAATCACTGTGTATTTTTTTATACATTCCCCATCATGTTGCCCTGCAAAATATACATCTATATCGTTTTCTTTCAGACAGTCATATATTTGTTTTAATACACTTTTTGTCATTTCAGATACCTCATAAGATTTGCAAAACCTTTTAAGACTTCCGAACTACAGGCATTTAATGTCGGTTGCAATATCTCATATCTTCTTTCGTTGCATAATTCCAGATATATACCGTAATAAACTCCATGCCCGATATTTATTCTTGTTTTAGTTGGGAACTGTTCTACCCAACCCGTTAGTCTCTGTCTTGCGTGTCCTGTTCTATCTGTCCATCTTCTATTTGTTTTTGCATAGTTTTCGAATTTCTTCGCACCTTCTTGCGCATACATTCTAACTGCTAACTGTGACTTGTTTTGTGCCATGTTTAGCCATCTTTCAATCTGCCTTGCATCAACTCTAAATGTTGCCATTCATAATCAACTCCATAGATATATCTGCAATAATGTTCATCTGTTCAACGTTGTTAACATCCGCAACTGTATATTCAAGTCCATTGTACTCTATTATATCTCCATTGCTGATTTCTTCTGTATCTGAATATTCAGCTAACACCATTGGCTGTCCTTTTGTTCTTGTAACAGTTCCATCTTTTACAGTCCTTGTTTGGAATGTTTTTGTTATGTGAAACAACCCACGGAAGGCTGTTATTGTTTCTTGCTCACCCGTGGGTTCTTTGTATTCATCAATTTTGTTTCTTTTTACAGTGAACTCTGAACCATGCATTTTTATTTCTCTTTTCACTTTGTATAGTTCAATGCTTTTGTTCATCATAGCACCCCACTGTTAGTCTGAACATATTTTGAAGCTAACATTTTAAAATAACTTGAACTGTCTTTCGTAGTTAGACCACTTACATTCAAACCTGTTGTTTCTGCTTTTATGATTAATCCTTCATAGCTTGCTTTTTTAACATCTCTGTTGTTCATTTCAAGTAACGCTTCTAACTCGGAAAGTTCAAAATAAGGACATTGTTTTTCCCGTAAATTGAATTTTAACTGTTCAATATCATCCATGTTAGCACCTCCTTACATGTTAAGTTCACGCATTGCTTTCTGAATCATTTCTCTTGCTTCTGCAACGTTCCTTGCTCCATGTGTATCAATATTATGTTCTTTCGCAAACTTCATAAGTTGTGACTTGTTCATCTGCGAAATAGGTATTTCTTCCTTAGCTTCTTCATGCTCTGATTCTTCCATTTCATCTGCTTCAACATCAATGATTGTATCATCTTCTGGTTTTACTTCTTCTTCAAATCCATTCGCAAGTCTGTACCCTTTTGGCTTGAACATTCTTTCATAAGCATTTTTGCTTACCTTTCTTACTTCATGTCCAATTATAACATTTACCATTGCCATTGTCAAGACCTCCCTTTATTCTACTTTTGTATCATAGATGAATACTTGGTCGGCAGTTGGGAAGTCTGGCAGACAAATCATTGTCACTTTTGTATTTACGTTTACTGGGTCTGTTTCTGTTACTGTTGTAATAGCCACACCTGTGTCGACGATAGATACATTTGCAACTCCGCTTGTTAACAGGTCTGATTCTTCTGGTGTTGTACCAAGCCATGTATTTCCGAGCGTACCATCTGGAATTAATGTGAACGTATCTTCCGGCACATAATTTTGTGTTGCCCCATCTTCATCCTTGTACTTTTTATCATCAACTGCAATTGTGATTCCAAGTTCATCTTTAATGTAAGAAAGAACTTTTGAATCTGAAATGAATCCCTGTCCATCTGTAAGAATTGCGATTGATTTCTTAATCTCTGTGTTGTTTCTCATGTATCCGATAACCTTAGAAGTTGTTACCGCCCTTGTAAGTTCAACACCTGTATCTGTTCTGATAACATCCTGTGCTTTTCTAATGTCATCCATGATTGTTGCTGTTGGGTCAGACCAAGACTTTGTTACGGTTTTCTTATGTTCTTCTGGAATGCGATAATCATACTCATAAATCTGTCCATTGCTCTTCATAGAGATAACACCTGTTGTTAACATCATCATACGCATACGCTCACGCTGAGCCGCCGCACCCTCAAGAAGTTCTGTTTCATCTGCAAAAATTCTGTTTGCAATCGTATCAATGTACGCTTGATTACCTGTTTCAATAATCATATTTAACTGCTGTCTTAATTCTTCATCAATGTATTTTGATTCTTTGAAGAACGGCATCTGTGCACTTAATTTCTCAAATCCAATTCTCGGTCTTGGTACTGCTTTTACGTCAAACGCACTTGCTTTAAGTACAACTGGTAATCCATTTGAACCTTTTAACCAATCAAGTTTAAGTCCGAGTTTCTTTTCATTCGGAAATAACTCTTCACCGAGATAAGGTGCTCTGTCCTGCGTCATAAGTTCCCAGTAAGACGCAATTTCTGTCGATGTAATAATATCGAATATTGTCATTGTTTATTTTCCTCCTGCTTTTGTTTTATTTTAAGAATGTAACTCTACCTGCTAATGCAGTTTTTACATAACTTGTAAGCTTTCCCTGCGTTGTTTCATCAATTCTATCCAAATTCACAAATCCAAATATTAACAATGTTCCATTTGCATCTCCTGTTGTTACATCAACGTCATGTAACAAAACTCCTACTGCATCCGAAGCTTCTGTTTCTGAACCTGCTTTTGCGGCTGTGAATGGTGTTAATCTGTTTGTTAAGTCACCTGTAAGTGGTGTTCCTGCTTTAACAATCTTTTTACCTAATGAATTTGCTGTTGCCTGTACAGAATCATCTACGACAATTCCAACAGATACTTGCGGTTCTACATTGAACAAAATCTGATTTGTAGAACCATATGTTTCTTTCTTAATACCTGTCTGGTTTAACATTTTTGTACCTCCTGTTTATTTGAAATAATTACTTTTTGTAGGTTTCTTTTTATTTGCAAAAAGTCTTGCGGCAATAGAGCCTTCGTGTTTATCTTCGATGCTTTCATCTTCCTGCTCTGTGTTTTTACTCACACGCTTTCTTGTAACTTTTGGCTTTTTGTTTTCCTGCTCTTTTTCTTCATCAGAAACAAAATACATTTTGCCGTTTGTTCCATCTTTAATTTCTGCAATAACCTTGTTAATGTCTTTATCCTTTGTTACTCTGGATTTTGCAATAACTACCAAATCGTCTACCGCTTCTGGTTTTGCTCCAAGCTTAATTGCGGCTAACTTTGCTTCCGCTGTCTGTCTTGCTTCTCTTTCTTCTACAAGCTGTCTTGTCGTTTCCTTGATTACATCGTCTTTCTTTTCTAAGTCTGTTTTATTCTTTTCTTCGTCTTCCTTAGCTTTTGTTACGATGCCTTTAAGTTTTTCATCATCCTCAATGCCAAGTGATTTCATGTAATCTTTAACAGCCTGTTCTTTCACTGCTTCGACATCAACTTCCGGCTTGTCCTCTTTTGTTTTTGTTTCTTCTTTTTCTGTGTCTTTTTCTTGCTCTTTTGTTTCAGTGTCTTTTACATCTGTTTTTGTTTCTACTTCTGCCATTATTCTTTTCCTTTCTCTTTGTATTTAGACTGCAAAATATTATTTGCACATTCTAACCTTTTTTGTTTCTTTTCAATTTTCTTCAACTCTGCTCTGTACTTGTTTTCGTTTCTAACATTCTTCAACTTTGTTGTTTCTTTTCGTATCTGTTTCTTTAAAGCAAGCGTATCCATATCATCATAACATATATCATACTGTGCTTTGCATTTCGGACACTCCATATAAGTTCTTATAATCTCATGCCCTTCTATTGTTTTAGTTTGTTCTTTTAACATGCAATCAAAATCATTTTTGCACACATCACATGTCACTATCAATTATATCACCCACTTTCTTTAAAGTCAAGCTTTTTACAAAAAGATTTTTATTTTTATCATATAAATTTATTCCATTGCATCTTTCTGCTAACTCATTACGCTTTAACTTCAAACTTTCTGAAAGTTTCTTCTGCTTTCTATCTTCTTTCTTACTTACAGAATCACCTCTCTGACGCTTTTTAATAGCGTTTAAAAGCAATTTCTTATAATCGTTAAAGATTCTTATAGTCTGCATAGAATCGACCTGTAAAACGTCAATTTCACCACACCTCTCGCATTTGCTATAAATCACCCTTACAAATTCTCCTGTTTCTGTGTAACAATCTTTTTTGTGAACATTACACTGCCTTAATTCGTTCACTTCCCCGCATTTACTACAAACTCTTTCAACTTTTAATTCTTTCTCATTCATGTTTTTTTCTCCTACATAAAATCTAACACATAGTTATCAATATCTGGATATGTACCACTAGGACTTTGATACCACTTTCCAATCTTATCAGCTATTGTTGTCATACTATCTGGTATCACTGCTTCGAATGTACACATACCGTTCGGATGGTCTAATGGCAATTCATCTTTTGGGAACACTCCCATACCTAAACCATATTGGTCTGTTTCTGCCCTTTCTCTGCATATGTCGCATACTCTTCCATGAAAGTTACTTGTAAGCCATCTATAGCCTTTCACAAAAGGGTCATGCTCATTTACTGCCATAAAACTTTGTTCATATGCATGACTTACCATTGTTCTTGCTAACCTTTGTGCATTATAATCTACTCTTCCAATATAGAACGTGTCTTTTATCTTTTCTCCTACACTGTTTGCTCTACCTGCATCCACATCTGTTTGTCTTGCATATCTCCATTTATGTATTGTTCTGCTTGGTTTCTTTGCTGATGGCTTCACATATTGTTCAATTTCCTTTGCAATATCATAAGCTGACTTATTTTGTGCTGTTCCATACGATATAATCTTTGACAATGTTTTCTGTGTTTTTTTGTTATATCCCCATATTGCTTTACTTAATGTCCAACCTTTTTGATATATGTTACCAGTCATTATGTTCTGAACAACATTTTCTGGAACATAGAAGAAAGCATTTACTATGTCTTTATCTTCAAAACCACATTGTTTTAAATAAGACCTTTTGTCTTGTACTACTTCATTGCTTATTGTTCTTATGTCTCTTACAATATGATTTTGAATGTCTTGATTTAACTGTTTTACTCTGCTATTTATATCTCTCTGCAATAATGTAAGACGCTGTTTGTTTATTATATCTTTTTCATTTGCTATCTGTCTTGAAATATCAATGTATAAATTTTCATACATTGTTTTTATTTCTCTCAATTGTTTTCTCGTTATGCTCTGTCTTACCTTTTCTGCATTTTTCAATCTCCAATTTGCTATTTGTATCACCACCTTATTTGTTTAATAATGTTGTAGTATCTTCAATTCTTGCATCCGAATGGTAAAATTTATTATACGCATCTTTAAAAAGTTTTGCACATATAAAATCATCAAACGTTCCTGCTATGTATTCAACTTGTTTCTGTTTAGCATCATCCCATTTAATTGCAATCACAAAATACTTATTCATAATTTGTTCTCCTTCACTTATTGCTTTGTTTGTTATCTTCTTTACACTTAATATATTACACTATTCTTTTATGTTTGTCAACAACTTTTTTACAAATTATTTTGAATTGTTTCTTCTTCTATATTGTCTTCAACTTCTGTTTCAGTTCCAATACCATCAAGTTTCGATTGTACTTGCTGATTCATAGACAGACTGTCAAACATGTTTAACTCTACTGCAATCTGCATAAGTTCTTCATCTATCTGTTCATCTGTCATTTCTGGATGCCATTTCTTTATATATGATTTGCGGCTCATTGCGTTCACATTAATTTCTGCCATATCTGTGTCTTTTTCTTCCTGTTCATCATCCATAAGTGCATAATTGTTTTCAATCATCACATCATATTCAATCTGGTTCAAGTCTGTAATACCGTATACAGATTTTACAATCTCCGAGTTTTTCAATGCAATCTCTATAATGTGGTTTACAACTGTTTCTAATGCAGGAATCCAAGTCATAAGCTTTTCATCACATCTTACCTCTAAAGACCAATATAACGCTCTTAGTGCTTTTCCGCTTGTAATACTACCTACAAGTGTTTCTTCGGAGATATTCGGAACATCTAACATACCATACATTGTTGTTTTCATTCTGTTTAATGTTTCCTTCACTGCTTCTGTATGGTTCATCTGTGGTGCTAATACACCTATCATTGTTTTTGGTTCATCTATATTTTGGTTGCTCTCTAAATCCCAATAAGAACCTGCACTGCTAGACAAATTTTCTGTTGTTGCGTGGTTCATATCTACAGTGTACCTAATTGGATTCATTCCTTTACCTTCGCTGTCAATATCTGCATTTGCTAATTTACTGTATGCACTCTCGATGTCTTTTAAATCTTCAATTTCACTTATTCCACGTTTTTCATGGAGTGTACCATCATTGAATATAATCACTACTGGAATGTCTTTTAAATCTGTTTCTATTAGCGGTATGAGTTCATTTATTGTCGTTCCTGCCCCATCATACAATACAGAACTCATATAGATTGTTCCTTTTATATCTTCATACTTGTTTACTAGAAATCTTTTATCTGTTCTGTTTTTACTTTCCTGTACATTTTCAAAACTAACAAACTTTGTTAATCTATCTGTACCATATTCTGTTTCATAATAAAATTGTAATGCGTCATAAAAATGAACTATAATTCCATCATCCTCGGAAATGTCTGTTAAACATGCAATACGTTTTCCGATGAAACAATCTTTTGCACCTTGTAACAGATTCTTTTTAAATTTAGACTTCTTCAACACTTTGTCTATTAACTTCTGATATTGTTCTATTTGTTCTTTTTGTACATCTTCTACAGAATCACCTTTTATTGTGATATCTGGTGCCTGTGAAAACATGAACCTTGCTTCTTTATCAATCAATGTTTTTGCTATTTTATATTTAATGTTTGATGCAACATAATCACCGTTTGTTCCTTGCGCTATAAACTCTGCTCCATCTTTGTATATATTATAAAACTTAAATATATCGAGTAATTCTTTTTGAAATACACTACGACCAGTTTCTATCTCATTACTTAATACAAAATAAGGAACACTAGGCAATGCAGTGTTCACTGAAACACTAACATTCTTGTTACTCATGTTTGCTTTCTCCTTTCTTCAATTGTTATATTTATTTTAACATAACATTTATATAATGTCAATACATTTATAATATATATTATATATAATAATAGGGCGGTATTTCTACCACCCTTTGTTTTTATGTTCTATTTCTTAATGCCAGACAATAAGTAATATGTTGTAATAAGTCCTACAATACCATCTGGCGTAAGTCCTCTATTACCCTGAAACACTTTTACACACTGTGAAAGATATTTGTCCCAATAACCAGTTAACGGAAGTTTTGTGAATCCATATACATAATGCAACTGCCTTCTAAGCCAATTAATTGCACTAATGCAGTTATGTGTCTGTCCACTCCATAACAAGTGGCTACCTGCAAATGCCTGTGAGTTCTGTCCGAATTTTCCATCCTCACTTAATGTTCTTGTGTCGAACCCCTTGTTCATGTACTTCTGCCATTCTTTTACATATGCATTTTCTATGTAATATCTCTTATCACCTTTCCATGCATCTGTTTTAACAACTGGATTGTTTGCTTTGTTCTCTGTTAATGGCTTACTTGCTGTTCCATTATACTTAGGTCTAATAATGCACTGTATCTGACTTACTTTCCTTGTCCTTCGCATTACCTCCCCACCGTTGCTGTCGTTTCCTACTGCCGTGTTTCCTTCAATCGTTGTATATGTTCCATTTCCATTGTTCTTTTCGATAAGTCCAATATGGTCACCTATTCCATCTTTGTTCCAATCAAATATTACAATATCACCATATTGACCACTGTTTTTGTCTACTGTTAGTCCTTTACTTGTTCCCCAGTTTTTGACTGTAGGACAATAGGCTGTTTTTTTACCATCATAGAACAGATTGCTTGCTCCACACATACGAAAGATATCCCACACAAAAGCACAACACCACGGATAAGACGCACCACTTACTACTCTTCCATAATAGTGCGTGTTAAACACTACATTGTTACTGTTTGCAGGACTTTCTTTCACTCCAATATAACTTGTTGCTTTGTTCATTATCTGTTTAGCCGTTGCCATTTTATCACCTCTTATAAGCTTATATTTTACGATTTAAGACATTTTTATTATTTATGCGACTATTCCTTAGCTTCTACTTCTGGAATACCTGCAATGCTCGTCAGAACGCTTACAACACCACTTACAATAGCACCACTTATTACCATCTTCCAATCTACACTATTCACGAATGCAGATGTACCAATCAATGCTACTGCTGTTTGTGCCATTGTCTTTACTGCTCTTACGCTTGCCGCTTTAATCCATTCAATAGTATTAACACTTGGTTTAAATACACAATTTTTAAACATCATCATTCCTCCTACCATTTTCTTGTTTGCACATTTCAAGTTCATGTTTTGTTTCACTTATCTTTTCATTCTGTTCATTTATTGCATCCCATTGTCTTTTCTGTGATTCACTTACATGTTTTTTATATTCCTCTAAATCTTTGTTTTGTTTTTCCAATTCTTCTGTTAACCTCTCCATTTTAACACTAAGTTCCGTCATTGCTTTAGTATTATCATTTAGTGGCTTGTAGATTGCAGTAAACAACGCTATTAATGCAGATAGAGCAACAACAAGATATCCTACCGCTGTTGCATCAGACATGGTTAATAATGCATATTTTATCACGTTGTTAACCTCCTATATGTTCTATTATACAAAATCTCCATATATTCTATACCTCTTCCCATCCATACACACCCGGTTCCCAGACATTCCCGTCTGCCGTGCTAATCCATGTCTTGCCATTGTGTGTTACCTTATCGCCCTTGGCATATGGATTCGTGCTGTCTGGTTGTTCCCACTCCGGGATAACATTTTCATCCGGTATAAGCACCTTGGCGAACAGAGACGGTGCATCCGGTGGCGTCCATGTATCTTGGCTTGTATGGGCTTGTAATACCTTGTATATAGTACCATTGTATTCCAACCGCTTGTCAGCTACATATTCCTTGCCAGACTGCCATTTCTCTACAAAGTCTGGATACTTCAATATTTGTTCATCGGTCATGTTGGCTGTCTGGTTTTCCAACAGTTTCCGCAACTGCTCTGCTTGTTCTCTTGTCACTGTACCACCCCCATTATGATATTCAAGGCATCCTCTGCGCTAAGCTCCGGCTCTGGATAAACTGGGTCATCTACCAGTGTCCACACCTGCCTAATCACATCTTCCTCTTCCCAACTGGATTCCCAGTGTTTGCCCTCTGTTACCTCAATAGGCGTATCTGTGTACACCACCTGTTTATATCCTAACTGTTCCAGTTCTTCCGGCAATGGATTGTTTATCGTCTTGCCATCAAGCACAATCGTTTTGGGTGCACTGTGCAAGAATCCGCTTTGTAATTTTGCATACATTTTTTAATTACCTCCCGTAAACTTTTATAGTGCCAGATGTTGCATAATATTGTGTTTCACCGTTGTAGATTCTTATTTTCCTAAATTTCTCCGCAATCGGCATCAAATTGTAAGGAATCATAGCATTCCCTGCATTGCCACTATACATTGTTTTGCTACTAGCTCCGGTATGAGATACTGCTATTGTTCCGCACCCATTCAAACACAAGTCTTATATAATTGTTCGAACCTTTTATAATGTGAGAAAAATCACATCCACTATCACGTATTATGTTTTGTCCTTGTACTTTATATTTTAACGTCCTCATTTTGCAACCTCACCATTTCTAACAATTCTTGTTCCACTTGCTACTGTTCTTCCTGTTTGTTCTTGTTTTTCTATTACTTCTGGTTCTTTTGTAAATGTTATAAACTCCGGCTCTGTTTCTTCCATTGCCGCCAAACAGATTTCTATTCCATTATACAATCCACATGTATAGTCATCTACTATATTCTGTTCCTGCATTTCTTTAAGCATCCGAATCGTGTTATGTGCTGTTTTATATTTCTTCCAATATCCTAACATTTCTATATACCTCTCTAAGCTTATATTTGCCGTTTTAAGCGGCTTTTGAATTTGTCTTGATATCTTTTATATCTGCCACTGTATATTTGTCTAATGCATATGCTAAGGAATCCAGACAATGCGCATCAATGTTGAATTTATCCCATATTGGATTTCCTTTACTGTCCTTTGCATATGTTAGGTCTTTCAACTCACGTATTGCATTTTTGCATTTAGGTGAACACACAATCTTTTTAAATCTCTTTATCTTCTTCACATTCTGTAGCTTACTACCTGCATACTTCTTACATTTATACATTTTGAATCCTTGTTGTCTATAATATTGTATAGACTTTGGCTCTGCACTGTCTGCAAATATAAGCTTGTTGCACATCTCTGCTCTTTCTTTCACTCTCTGTACATGTGGTAACTGTGCGAATCTATCATCTGTTATGTTATTCATATACACTTCATCATAGATGTACAGTATCTTGTTTTTATCATCTACACAACAACTAATAAGTGCATTGTAACTTTCTTCGAATCCAAAATCCAGACCAAAGAAATGATATTTTGATGATATGCTGTTCACTGTGTTCACAAATTGTTTTGCGCTCTTTGCTACTGTGAATTGTGGTAATACACGTTTTCCACTTGCTCCAAACCTTCCCCATCTTGCTACTGTGTATAGATATGGGTCATATGTTTTAAGTTCTTCCAGAGTTGTTATATAAGATACTGGTAAGAATGGGTTATCATCCGGCAAACTGTGATGATAATAAACACCATTTACAACCATTGTCTTTTTCTTATAGAATCTTTTCTCATTGCATATTGTATGTTCCTTTCCCTTTTCATCTATATGAACGAAAAATCTATCATACACCCAGTTTTCTTTTCCTACAGGGTTACATGATAGAATAAAATGTAATGTTACGTTAGGCTGTCTTACACGTCCTAACAACTCTTTGTATGCTTCATATTTCAACTCAGAACATTCTTCCATCCATACAATAGAAACACCATGAATTGATTTAATCTTCTCTGTATTGTCCATCCCTCTGAATATAATACGTGAACCATTCGGAAAACGTATTTCCATTGGACTTTGTACTGCTATTATCTTTCCATCTTTGTTCTTGTTTCTGTTGTCTGTTGTTGCTGAAAGCATATCCATCTTTGTTAGTATTTCCTTAAACAAACTAAAACAACTCTCTTTAATTGTTGCCATAACATTTCTGACAACTAAAGCTGTTCTTTTCTCCTGCATTAATTTTAATATTATCTTTAATGCAATATTGTAACTTTTTCCACTTCCATACCCACCAATAAGTAAGTATTGTTTGTAATCCCAATCTGTTAGAAACGAAGCAAATCTTTCAGAGACATCTATATTCATCTCCATATGATTTTCTCCTTTCTATTACATTGTAACATTATATTCTTTATTTGTCAATGTTTTATTTTATTTATTTTAATGGGTCATACAGGTATCGAACCTGTGACATTTCGCTTATGAGGCGAATGTTCTACCACTGAACTAATGACCCTTTGGTGACTTTCATATAATGCACAAATACTACTTGTCACCTTGCCAAGCAACTTACACAACATAATGGTGAAACATTATTCAATCAATAATCAATATGTTGTGAACTGCCCTAATTGGAATCGAACCAATATTACAAGAGTCAAATTCTTGTGTGCTAACCTTTACACTATAGAGCATTGTTTTGGTGGCTACTTTATTCACCACCATGTACCGATTATAAACAAGCGTGTGTTTTAACGACTTTAACACCTGTCAAATGTTTACCATAATCTACTTTTCAAACACTCAATAATATATTCTCCTAAGTTTCCTTTATGTTCTTTCTGCTTTTCTTCATTTACAGAACTACCAACATAATACTTATCTGGATTGTATATATTTACAATGTTTATCTTTACATCTTTATGTCTTCTGTCATAATTAAATCTTACCTCAATGTCGTTATGTTCTTTTAAAAACTCAATTAATTCTTCCATACTGTTCCTTTCTGTTTATATATCAGCATATACTGTGTTATTTGTCAACGTGTTTTTGTAAATTCCTTTTTAATTATTCATGTTCATATTTTTGTCATTCATAACATAATCTGTAATAGGTTTTAGAAAATCACACATATCAATATTGCATTCTAAGTCACTCCTACTACAAATATGTTCCCCAGAATCCATTTTACAAAACGGACATTCATCACGAAATACTGGCATTTCATCTACAATTATTTTCATATTCTTCCACTACCTCTAACTTCTTCAAATCATCAATAAGCCACGGTTCTTCATCTGACCATTTGACCATTGGAAAATCTATATTTAATTGTTTACTCAAAAGTAGACAATTACCACGGGTACACTTCCAATATGTCTTTCCTTTTATTGGTTTTGCTTCATATGCAAACAAATTACCATCTTCTGCATATTTATCAATGTTTAAGCTATCATCACATTTCCAAACCAATCCATTATTCGGTTTTATTCTTAACTGTTTCGCTCTTTTCACATTTTCTTCTATTTGTTTTCTACTTAAATCTATACCGATATAACTATAACCAAACTTGTATGCCATCAAACCTCTTACTGCTCCACCTGCAAAACAATCAATAATTTTTCCGTTTGTTGGACAGTACCACTTATAAATGATTTCACACAACACTGGGTCGAACATACTTGTGCTATTCATTTCAATAAGGTTGCTACTAATTGTTTCAACGTGTCTTCCTTTTGTGCTATCCCCAACATAATCAAATAACTGTTTTTTTCTATCCTGCCAATATCCGGCTTTTGTGTCTAACACACTAAATGGTGGAACAACATAATTGTTTAATAATGCATTTTTATTTTCATCATGCATCTTATAGTTTCCTTTTGGTTTATATCTTGATTCTAATTCATCCCATTCATCCATATTCAAATTCCTTTTATTGGTATTTTTATTATCGGGTTATAATCAATGTACTTTCTGTTCTTCTTACTTCTTCCTTTATTTGATGTGTCCAATCTTACAATATCACTACCCCATTTCTTTTGTAACATTTCAAATTGTTCTTTTTCCCTCTCCATGTTTCTATAAATTGCACAACCACCTTTTTGTTCTGATTGCCTACAAACATAGTGGTATTTATTAACTCTCAATGCTCCACGATATTTGTTCATATTCTGCAATGTCATATCATAATCTTCTTTCAAAGGTAACATTTCATCATATCTTAATTCATTACCTTTTATAAAGCACTGAAATGGACCTCCTATATAACTTGTAGTGCTGAACGGTGAATATTGTCTATAACTCATTGTATCACTGTTACAATTTATTCCCCAAAACTTAAAACCCCATTCTTCACATAACAATGAATAACGATATATGAAATCTAATATATCCGCTGATTTCAGCTTTACTTTTTCATACGCATAACTTCTATCCTCAGACATTTCAAAATGCTCTATGCACCGTAAATCATCATCTATAATAAGGACTATATCAGCACCATGATTAAATTCTTCATCAAGGATATAGTTTCTTACTCTGCACAAATTTCCTTGTATACCTTTTTTACACTTAACAATGTTTTCTTTATGTTTTGGGTTAAACTCTAAATATGTTTTATATTCTTCTGGTGAAACATACACTTTGCAGAAATGAATATACTGTAATGTTTCAACAACTGGTCTTTTATATGATGGACATGCTATAACAATTTCTTTATCCTTATATTTCATTCTTTCACCTTCTCCAATACCTTAACGCCATCTATTACTCTTCCAACTCCGGCTCTTTCACCGAATGTTTTTTTATTTCCACTTTTCTTAGTGGGGAATGCTTTTACTTTTTCAATTCCTAACACTCCAAGTGCATTTATCCAATCTATCTTGTTATCAAACTTTAAAACAATGTAATTGTTTTCTTCATTCAATATTTCTGTGAACGGTACTTCTGGCTCTATTTCTAATTCTTCATCTGCTAATGAATCCATTGCAAATCCGAATACTTCCATATCCATTTCTGCTATTTCATCTAAGCTCTGTTTTAATAAATCTGAATCCCATTCACTTTCATTCAGTTTGTTATCTACCAGCCTGTATGCTTTTATTTG